GCTGCATTTCCACTTGGTGATCATGATGACTTGGTGGATAGTATGACTCAAGCCGTAATGAGATTTAGACAAGGTGGTTTTGTAGAACATCCCGAAGACTACGAAGATGATCCTCTGCCACAGCAACAAAGGACGTATTACTAATGTTTGACGATTTTTTAAAATTTCTTAGAAGTTTACGTAAGGAAAAGAAAACTGGAATTACTGCCACTGACCAAGCAGAAAAAAAATTACAAGAAGCCGCAGATCAATTTACTAAAAAAACAGATCTAGGAGAGGCTACAGGTAAGTTTGACGAAACCACCAAACCTGGTGAATTTAAAAAATCAAAAGAAAAAATAATAGACCAAGAAGGCAATGTTGAAGCAGAAGTTTTTAGTTATCGACCGGAGTCATTTACAGAAACACAAATGCGTTCAGGTGTTGGTGGTTTTTCAGATGAAGCACTAACCGAAAGATATGAAGAATTAAGAAAAGCAGGCGCATTGTCTGACGAGGGCTATGATGACGCAATGTCCCTTGAGGAGTTTATAATTAAAGAAAGAAACGTTACACCAGAGGCAAGAGCAGCAGAGCTGAGAGACAAAGGTAAAATAAAAAGCATAGAGCCTAAACAAACAGGAGCAACATTTGAAGACGCTGATCCTATGTTGTCTGTAAAACTAACAGGCAAAGAGCATCCTTTTATTAGAGGTCTTGCATCGTCAACAAATAGAGACATAGGGGATGTAAAAAAATTGATCGTTGATAAAATGAATGAGGCCTATCCACCAGGCGATCCAAAAAGAGTAACTATGCAAGATGACGATATGATCGGTGCTTACATAGAAAATCAAAATATAATGAACAAAGAAGAGTTTGTGGAAGAACTTTTGGAAGAGGCAAACGAGTTACCATTAAAATCAACAGGCAACCCAATGTTGGATGATCAACTTGCACGAGAACAATACCTTATTCAACAAGGTGGCAGAATAAACCAAGAATTAAAAGCATTAAGAGCAGGTGCTGACGAAGTTAAAGAACAGCTTGAAACCATGGGATTAGATGTAAGTGATGTTGACTTTGACATTATAAAAAACTCTAATGACATAGACGCTGTAAAAGCTGAGGCTGAAAAATTAAAAGCAATTATGCAAACCATGATGGGTGGTGGCATGGACGATTTAGTTACAAGCGGTAATCTTGAAAAGGCCATGGACTCTATAGGAAATCAAGCAAAAGCTGACATGCGTCTAGGACGAGAAATGGCGGATATGGCTAGAACACCAGGGGAGCTTGAGACTGCAATAGAAAAAATGGAAGAGGTGCAGAAAGCGTATCAAGAAGCTGCGCGAACAGGAGTTTACAAATCACCTTTTGCAACAGACAGAACACTCAACTCAACAGGTGGTCGTGTTGGACTTAACGAAGGTGGTGGACCAAAGATGGGAAGACGTGGCTTTTTAGGACTTATGGGCGCAGGACTTGCAAGTTTATTTATGCCTAGAGGTGCAAAAGAAATTGCAGAGATTGTAACAAAGGGTGCAGCTAAAACACCATTGACAGCAGAAGGCATGCCCGTGTGGTTTCCGTCACTTGTAAATAAAATTAGAAAAGAAGGTAAACTTATAAAAGCGGATTACAAATCTGTTAAAGAAGGAGAAGGATATGACTTCTATGAATTTACAGATCCTAGCTTACCTAATAAAAAAATATACATGACAGAATCTGCACAGGACGGAAGCATAGAAATTTCTGGTAGAGGCGATGACATGCAAATAGCTGAGTTAAGATTTATACCTGGTGAAGAAAATATTAGGGTAACAGAGAAAGGTAGTAAAGTTTCTAAAAACCCAAACTCATTTGAAGCAGATGAGTTTATGAAAGGTCCAGGAGAGGGTATTGGTGATTATGAAAACTTTGGTAGTTATGACGACTTAAGATTTGGCGTGGACTCTTGGGCTAATCTTGTAAAAACACCAACAAAAAAATTGCAAGAAGCAGCAGACGAATTTACAACGACTCAAAGAAACCCGAACCCAAACGTTTCTGGTAAAACACCAGAAGGTGAAGAGTTTGCCAAAGGTGGCATAGTAGGCTATAACAGGGGTGGTGGGGTACAAACACTATTTAGAAGGAAAGCATCATAATGACAACAATCGATAAAGCGTTACCCAATATAACAAGGACTAAAATAGAACTGCCTAGTGAAAAAGGACAAGAGATACAATTACCACAGGAGCCACCAAAACAACCAATTGAGATGACACCAACCGAAGATGGTGGAATGGAAATAGATTTTGATCCTGCTGCAATGGCAAACGTTGGTGGTGCTAATCAAAACATTGATACAAACTTAGCAGAATTTTTAGAAGACGATATCACCGATCCAATCGGCGCGGACATGATGCAAAACTTTGAAGACTACAAAGCATCACGTGACGACTGGGAACAATCTTATCTTAAGGGACTAGACCTTCTTGGTTTTAAATACGAGGACAGAACAGAACCTTTCCAAGGCGCATCTGGTGCAACGCACCCTGTGCTTGCAGAAGCGGTTACACAGTTTCAGTCTCTTGCATACAAAGAATTATTACCAGCAGATGGCCCAGTCAGAACACGTGTTATGGGTCAACCAAGCAAAGCAAAGAGTGACCAAGCTGAACGTGTAAAAGAATTTATGAACTATCAACTTATGTGTGAGATGCCTGAGTACGAGCCTGAGTTTGATCAGATGTTATTTAATTTACCACTTGCAGGTTCTGCATTTAAAAAAGTTTACTACGACCAAGCTGTAGGTAGATGTGTATCAAAGTTTGTACCGGCTGAAGATTTAGTTGTGCCATACAGCGCAACATCATTGGATGATGCGGATACAATCATGCACATAATTAAAATGCCAGCAAACGATATGCGAAAACTACAAGTGCAAGGTTTTTACAAAGACGTTGAACTGGGCACACCAGCATACAGCGAAGATGACATAAAAGAATCAAAGAATGATTTAGAAGGTGTATCGACTACAAACAAAGATGAAATATTTACATTAGTAGAATGTCACGTTGAGTTGGATCTAGAAGGTTTTGAAGACCTAGGAGCAGATCAATTACCTACAGGTATTAAGATGCCATACATTGTTACTGTTGAAGAAACTACTCAGAAGGTTTTATCGATTAGAAGAAACTACGACATAGAAGACCCAATGAAACGAAGAAAAGATTATTTCGTACATTTCAAATTTTTACCAGGACTAGGCTTTTATGGATTCGGCCTAATTCACATGATCGGTGGTTTATCACGAACTGCCACAGCCGCTCTAAGACAACTCTTAGACGCCGGAACCTTGTCTAACTTACCAGCCGGATTCAAAATGCGAGGCATCAGAGTCAGAGACGAAGCTCAACCGTTGCAGCCGGGAGAGTTCCGTGACGTTGATGCACCTGGTGGAAGATTGGACGATGCATTTAAAATATTGCCGTTCAAAGAACCATCGCAAACGTTGCTTGCTTTGATGGGGCAAGTCGTTGCCGCGGGGCAACGTTTCGCGAGTATTGCCGATCTACAAGTGGGCGACGGCAATCAAAGTGCAGCAGTAGGCACGACAGTTGCATTATTGGAACGTGGCTCGCGGGTTATGAGTTCTATTCACAAAAGATTATACTCATCTATGAAAAAAGAATTTATGTTATTGTCGAATGTATTCGCAACATACTTGCCACCAACTTATCCATACGATGTTGTAGGTGGAGAGAAACAAATCAAAGCTACAGACTTTGACTCAAGAGTAGATATTATACCTGTTGCAGATCCAAACATATTCTCACAAACACAAAGAATACAACTTGCACAAACAGGCTTACAAATGGCTATGTCAAATCCTGGTATGCACAACTTATATTCAGCTTACAGATCAATGTATGAAGCGTTAGGGGTCAAAGATATTGACACATTGTTACCGCCTGTTGCAGAACCGGCTCCAATGGACCCAAGTGTAGAACATATTAACGTTTTATCGGGTAAATCTATCAAAGCATTCCCTAATCAAGACCACACAGCGCACATGAAAGCGCATTTAGCCTTCATGGGTACACAAATTGCACGTACAAACCCTAATATTTTGGCTGCAATACAAAAAAACATACTAGAACACATAAGTTTGATGGCACAAGAGCAAGTTCAACTAGAATTTAAGGACGAAATTGCTAAAACTCAACAAATGACCATGCAAATGCAACAAATGGGCGGTATGAACCCACAAATGATGCAACAAAACCCACAAATGATGCAAATGCAACGTGAAATACAAAGAATGACCACAGAACTTGAGTCTAGAAAGGCTGTTTTGATCTCTGAAACCATGGCTGAGTACCTACAAGAGGAGAAAAAGGTCTTAAATCAGCTTGATAATGACCCATTATTGCGTCTAAAATCCGATGAAGTACAGCTCAGAGCACAAGAAAATGAGCGTAAAAAGAAGGAAGATGAGGACCAATTAAACCTCGATAAGGCCCGATTATTGCAAGCCAAAGAGATTGCAGAGGATAAAATGGAGCTCAATGACAAACACCAAAAGCTCAGAGCTAGTGTATCTCTTGCAAAAGATGGCATAAAAGAAATGACAGCAGTTGTAGGGGAGGAAAAATAATGGCAATTACCAAAGCTATAACATATCCACCAAGAGTAGGTTTTAGATATGGTTCACTGAGAGATAGCGGCATGGTTTCAGGATCAAAGGGTTATGGACCTGCGGGCGCAGGTGGACAGGCTATGGGACCAAGTGGTAATCAAGGCAATAAACAAGGTGGAGGTGGTAAGCAACAACCAGCACCAACACAACCAGCACCAACACGACCAACTCAAAACGAAATTTTGGACACAGCTTTAAACAGAGAAATAACAGCAGCAGGTGCACAGATTACGACAGAGTCGGGTCCTCTGACAGATGGTAAAGGTAACATGATAGCCCAAGGTAAAAAGCTACAAGATTTTAGAGACAAAGTAGCAGCCGACAAACTTAAATTTGATATGCTAAATATGTATAATCCTAGTTTATTAGCAGAGTCAACGTATGATCCAACACTTGGTTTAACTCAAGGACTAACTCCTGCTGAACTTGTAAGAGAATACAACGAAGCGGTTGGAAACATACAAACAGATAACTTAGGATTATTAGCTGGAATTAATCCAAACTACAGCGCAGGTTCTAGTTTTACGTCACAAGAGCTTCAAAACCAAACTTTAGAAGAGGCTTTAGAATCAGGTAATATTTTGGCAAGTGAATACGCTGCAAACATAGCCGCACAACAAAATGTGCAAGATCTGATGTCATCTGCACAAGAAGCAACACAAACTAAACCATCACCGTTTAGAAATTTTATGGACTTTTTACAATCAACTAAAGATTACTTTAGCGAAACAGAACCACTTGATATTGCAAAAGATGCCGCAGTTGGCACTTTAAATACTTTTAGTAATCCAAGTATTACTGGATCACTGGGTCTTGGTTTAACTGGTATTAAAACTTTAGGAAACATAATGAACTTTAATCCCACTCTTGATCCTATAACCGGTGAACCCCGTAGTTCTATTTTTGGAGATTTAGGAACTTCAACTTATGGTGCATTGAGTATGGAAAGTTATGAAGATGCAGAAAATATGACTCCAGAAGGTTTTTACAGAGCAGCTTTTGTTGATCCTGACACGGGACAGCTTTATGACGGAACTAATTTTGAAGCTTTAAAAAGCTATACCGATGCAGCAGGTGCAAGTTTAAAACCAGGCATGGACCTTGCACAAAACTTAAGAGATCAAAGACAAAGAGATATAGAAATGGGTGGTAGGAGTGGTCCAGCAGAAGTTGCTACCACAGGTGGTGATACAGGCACAGATGGTGATACAGGTGATGACACAGAAGATCTAAGCGATCAATCTATTTATAATTCTCTTAGCGACGCAGAAAAATCAACAGCAGATAAAATGTTAGATCTTGGTTACGATTTGGGTTACGCAATAAGCTATATAAAAGGAAAAATAGGTCCAGATGGAACAGTATACGTGAAACCAGGTGCTTTATTTTAATGGCAATTTCTAGAGCAAATCTTGGTAAAACCACAGATAAAAAACAAAATAAAATCAGCAAAGTAATGCGTGAGTATAAAAAAGGTAAATTAAACATTGGACAAAGTAATAAAAAAGTAAAGAATAGGAAACAAGCCGTAGCTATCGCACTTAACGAAGCCGGTGTAAAACAAAAGAGGAGACGATCATGATCGAATCAATAAAAGAAAAAATTATGCACTATTGGACAGACCACAAGTGGGTTACTGTTGCAGTTGGTGTAGTAGTTGTAGTTCTAATACTAGGCATAATCACATAATC